TCTGCAATGGCAATCTTTGCGTCAGCGCCGCGACCAGCTTTTAGCTGAGTCAGATTGGACGCAATCGCGTGACCTAAACCTCGCCAATGACACTGAATGGATTGCTTATCGCCAAGCGTTGCGCGATTTGCCTGCAAACACGGCTGATCCCAGCAACCCTGCCTGGCCGGTTAAGCCGGTCGGCAGTTGATCCGCGACAAGTACGCCGCCATGCAAGACGCCATTGACGCCGCTACGTCGGCTGATGAGCTGAAAACCGTACTGGGGATCTGATGGCAGTTAAGTCAAAGACCGCACTGGGGCGCGTCGAACACAAACCCGGCAAGCCCAAGCGCACCAGCATCGGGATGGGACAACACTCCCGCCCCCGCAACCGCAAAAAACTTCGCGGGCAAGGTAAGGGCTAATGCCCACCTGGCTGTGGCGTTCGATCGTTGGCGTTTCAGCCACCATTGTTGTCGTGGCTGCAGGGCAATGGGCTAGCTGCAGATTTCTCGTATTGCCGCGTATTTGGCCTTGGTATGCGGCGTATATCGGCACGCCACAGGGGAAATCAATCGACCCAACGCCAATGGGTTGTAACGACGTTGATGCCAGAACGATCACTGTAATGATGTCAGTATTGACAACTTTGATTAGCCTTAGCCGAAAGGCTGAGTGAATTGGATCAACGCACCCGCGAAAACTGGCGCAAAATCAAGGAAGCGCTGGAACTCGCGGGTAAGACTGATTGCGTGTTTTACCGGCGTGCTGTTGCCATTTGCAACGGCGGTCGAGATCCACTAAAAGAGCTGCCACCACTAGGTAAATAGACGCTTTTACACTGCATGGGTCTGGCAGCACCTTGCGATGGAGCATCACGATGAGGTGCCGGTTCCTGCGGCACCAGCAGAAGCAGCGAACCCGTGGAATCAAGCGATACCAGCACTTTTGGTCGCTGCGGTACTTGGTCTGGGTGGTTTATTTATGCAGGTGGCAAAGCTCGATCAATCTGTAAGCACCGTCGCGGCTGACATTCAAGAACTGAAGAACGACAGCAAGGAACGGCTAAGTGATCTGGAGGGTCGCGTCAGGCAGATTGAAATGATCGTTGGCAGACAACGCTAGGACTCTTACAGTTAATCCATCAGCTACTGAATCATGGATCCGACTACCGCTGCTGCAATCGCCATCGTCATTGCTGCTGGCTCCGAAATCATCACGCTGCTGCCCATTAAGGAGAACTCTTGGGTGCAGTTGATTGTCAAAGTGCTGAAAATGGTTTTCCCTAAGCGTTAATGAGCAACCCTGCACCGATAAGTCTTGAACAGCTCTTTAAATACTGGAAAGGGCTCCCGCATCAAGCTGCTGCGATCCAGCAGTTACAGCAGGATTTAGCTATCAATGGCTATGAACTTGCGATGCGTCGTGATCGTCAATGGTTTTTGACTTGGAGCCAAGCTGGCAAACAGGCTGATCTGAGTGCTGGCATCGCTCTTATCAAAGAGTTTGAAGGCTGCCATCTTTCGGCATATCCTGATCCGCTTAGCGGCGGTGATCCATGGACTATCGGTTACGGCACCACGCGCTACAGCGGTGGCATAGCAGTTAAGCGTGGTGACAAGATCACGGTCATTGAAGCTGACATGCTTCTTGAACTTGAGGTTGATCGCATTGCTGAAAAGCTCCGCACTAGCGTCCCGCATTGGGAGGAAATGGCGGATGTGCGGAAATCTGCTTTAGTGAGCTTTGCCTACAACCTTGGCAGTGGCTTTTATGGCTCGGCTGGCTTTGAAACGATCAGCCGTTGCTTGCGCGAGAAGGATTGGATCGGAGTGCCTACTGCTCTGGAGCTTTACCGCAATCCTGGTACTAATGTTGAAGCTGGTTTATTGCGACGCCGTAAAGCTGAAGGTCAGCTATGGCGTAAGGGATTGCCTGCATCTCCTGCGGGTACTGCCAACCTAAGCATTGAAGCACCCTTCAGTGCTCACCTAACGCCGAACATCACGCTTGGCGAGTTTGCGTTGCGAGAAGAGCGCAGGCGTTTTGACCGTCCAGATCAGATCAAGGTGGCTTTGTACCTTGCCAACTTCTTGGAAAAGGTTCGCACTGCATTTGGCAATCAGCCGATCATCATCACCAGCGGTTACCGTCCACCGGCGATCAATAGCGCAGTTGGTGGCGCTTCTGATTCGGAGCACTTGTACAAGCCTGGCTGCGGTGCTGTCGATTTTTACGTTTCAGGAGCCAACATTAGAACAGTTCAAGACTGGTGTGATAAGCACTGGGCGCATAGCTTGGGCTACGGCGCTGGCAAAGGCTTTGTCCATCTTGGCGTTAGGTCAGGCAGTAACGACCCAAGCAAAGCACCTCGTATTCGTTGGGATTACTGATAGCGTCTAGCAGCAAGATTCAGGACGTAGCACTCGCATAAGTGCCAGTACAGACTGGTTGCTTGCCAATCATGCTTATGGTCTTTGACCATGCCTGCATAAGTGACGCGGTACAGGATACCCGCATCTGTAACCATCTTTTCTAGCTTAGGTGGTTTCATGGGGCTACCCTGCGAGATATGCCTCAAGCCAATGTCATGGGGACAATGGATGGTCGTTGAGTTTTCCGTGGAGGAAGAACTGCGAATAGAAAGCCAGTCGAGAACGGTACTTCATTGTGAAGACCCCAAAGAAGTCGCCCGACTGTGCTCTTCGCTCGTCAAGCAAAACGCTTACTTGACAAAGCTGATGCGACAGGCAACTGGTCATATTGCTGAGCTTGAGATGACCATGACCATTCAAGAGATGAACAGCGACGATCCGAGGGCTGCTGAAGTGGTCAGATTATTGTGCGAGTCTGGTAATTGGGATCTTGTTCATCCAGGTGGCACTCAGGACCAAAACCCGTTTGCAAGGCTTCTTGGGACAATCCTGGCTCCTGTGTTTTGGCTGCTAGGTGCTTTTGTTGGTCTGATAGTGATAGGGAAGCAAACCATGAGTCGAGGCTTTCGCGGCTAGGCGTTTTGGTAGGCAGCTTTAGGAATGATCTAACTTCTTTAGGATCACGCAGGAAGACGCTGCCGCCACGTGCATAGGCGATGAAAAACCGACCGTTCCAGTCTTTGCCGGTTTCGACTGACATGCCACCTTGTAAGTAAAGCTGCTCACGTTTCATAACGGATGCTGCTTAAGTTGCGCGTTGAACATGTTTCTGATACCTTCTTTGAGCAGAGTGACTTTGCGACCACTCCATTTAAAGTCGCGCCTTAAAACCACAACAGTTTCAGCGTACTGAGCGGTATGAAACCTGTGGTCACAGGAAATGCAAACCCTGTACCGCACAACGTCTTGTTCTTTTGTTCGAAACGTTGAGACGACATCAGTGACTTGACTGCCGCAGTTAGGGCAGGGCGGACCCATCCGATTCGCACCCATGGTCTAGCTCCACCCCCAGATCAAGCTGGAGTTGTTCTTCTGTATCTGCAACTTTCCCGGCGGTTCACCTTGCAAGGCAGCTTTAAGTTCCTGTTCGGCGTTGACGATTTGACGGCGCATTGATTCTCTGTACATTCCGTACTGTTTTGCGATGGCTGGACCTGATAACGGTTCTTGACCGTTCAACCCATAGCGCAGGGTAAGAAGCTGCTGCGCACGCTTGCTGATCTTTGGCAGTGCTTGCTGTACCGCTTCAATTTGAGTGTCAAGCAGCAGCTCGTCTTCTGGGCATTCACTGTCACAGGCAATCAAGTCAATGATGCTGCTAGCATCGTCTTCTTTGTGCTTAGCCTTGGCGTCCAAGCTCCCAGCATCAACGGCGCTTGCAAGATAAGCGCGAACAGTGTCAGGCTGCAGTCCTACCAGTTCAGCACATTCTTCAATGGTTGGCACTTTGCCGTGTTCCTTTTGGTATTCGATGGTGTAAAACTTGATTTTGCGTAAGGCGTCTGGCGCACCGCTTGGCAGTTTTATCATCCGATCCTGCATCTGTGAGGCACGCATGATGCCTTGCTTGATCCACCAGTAGGCATACGTTGAAAACTTGTACCCTCTGGACGGGTCAAACATTTCAGCAGCACGGATCAGACCGATGTTGCCTTCTTGAATCAGATCTTGCATCGTGATTCGATTCGTCATCCTGCTGTACTTTCCAGCAACGCGAATGACAAGACGTAGGTTGCCTTGAATCATGCGATTCTTGGCGCGTTCACCGATGCGAATAGTCCGTTGCTCCTCTTTGGTGAGATCTGCTTTGTCCACTAGGGACATCATCTGCTGGATTGCGTTGCCGAGTTCGATTTCTTCCGCAGCGGTTAGCAGCGGAATCTTGCCGATCTGATTGAGATAGTCGCTGACTGCGCTGGACATTGACCCATAAAAAAGGGGGGCAAGCCCCCCAGGACATTAGAACGGCATGTCGGCTGTTTCAACCCTTGGCTTAGGAGGCAAGGTGAAGTCGTTAACAGCAACGTTCAGGTTGGCGCGGGTCTCGCCGGTTTTCGTCTCGTAGGTCTCGACATAAGCCTGACCAGTAACGGTGACTTGCGAGCCTTTGGTCAGATAATCAGCGACGACCTTAGCGCGTGGTCCCCACACTGCACAACGCAATGCAGAGACGTGCTCCTCGCCTTTGATCTTCTTGTTGCAGAGGATGAGGAAGTTCGCTACTTCGTTGTCGCCAACGGTGCGGACTTCAGGGTCGGCTGCGAGATTGCCGACGGCTGTGACTTGAAGCATGATCCGAAAAACTTAGAAACGATGTGGGATAGAGCCTGCTTTGTGGTGTATTCGCGTGATGAGGCGTAATGCCGTACGGAATCACAAAGGTG